CATGTAACTGTTGATGATTTAAAAAGTTATCTTAGGATAAGTGATGATTTATCTGCTGATGACAAAAAATATCTATCTACAATTTTAAATGTTTCCAAAGATTATATAAAAAATAACACTGGTATGGATGATATAGATAAATATAGTGATTTAGTAATAGTTGTTTTTGTTTTATGCCAAGATATGTATGATACAAGGGCATTATATGTTGATAAAAATAATGTCAATAAAGTTGTTTCATCTATTTTAAGCCAACACGATAACACACTTTTATGAGTCGACAAATAAATGCTGGTAAATATGATAAAAAAATTCAAATTTTAGGTATTAGACAAAAAAAGGATAGTGCTGGTTTTAAAGACAATGAAGAATATGTTGTATTAGAACCTTATGCATCAATAAAAACAACTAGGGGTTATACCCTTATACAAAATGATAGTGATTTTGAAAAGGCATATACCAATTTCACTATAAGATATCCAAAATATGTATCAATTACTAGGGATATGTTTATTAAATATAATTCAAAAAAATATACAATTGAATATTTGAATGATATAGATGAGGAACACATCGAATTAGAAATTCAAGCAAAAGTGGTTGATAAGTAATGGCTAAATTTAAAGCAGAATTACCTATCGAAATAATAAGAAGTTTTGAAAAGTTAGAGTCAAGTTGCCAAGAAATGATTGGTGAGATGACACGAGCAGGGGCAGAAACAGTCTATAAAAAAGCAGTAGTTAATATGAGAAAATCATTTAAAAATTCTACTGATTTAGAAAAGTGTTTAAAGATAACTAAAACTTATAAGACTGCATCTGATGGAGGAATTAACACCAAAATAGGTATTTATGGATATTTAAGAGGTGATAAGAAAAAACCTGCACCTTTGATTGCAAATGCAAGAGAGCATGGAACATCAAAGGGTGAAGCAAGAAAACCTTTTTTTAAAAAATCTTTTGTAAAAAGTGACATTGAACGAGAAATGAATAGAGTTCAAGAAAAATATTTGCCAAAGGAATGATGAATTATGAATGAAGAAATAGAAAAAATATTTCAAGGAAAAATTACTATTGATGAAAAAGATATTCCAGTAAGTTTTATGGAATATGTTGGTGATAGTGAGGATTATGTAGTTTACTATAACGATGGCAATACCCCATGTTATTATTCAGATGATGATGTTTTATATAGTAATAACGAATTAGAATTTAATGTATATACAAAAGGGAATTATTTAAAAATTGTAGAAAAAATAAAAGAAATAATGAAAGAAAATGGTTATAACTGGTTAGGTGATAATGGTGATTTGTATGAAACAGATACTAAATATCATCACTTTGTTATAACTTTTGATAAATTAAGGAGGATATAAATGGCAAGAATTGGATTAAAAAATTTCAGATATTCATTATTAGATGAAAGCGAAAATGTAAATGAACCTAAATCATTAGGTAAAGCAATTGATTGCAAAGTTTCTTTGGAATTAAATAGTGCTGAATTATATGCAGATGATGGTTTAGCAGAAAGTGATTATACTTTCAATAAAGGAACTGTCACAATTACAGTTGATGATGATGATGACCAAGTTCTAGCACCATTATTAGGTCATAATATCAGTGAAGATGGCGAAGTTATTCGCAAAGATACTGATGTTGCACCTTATGTTGCATTTGGTAGAATTTTAACTAAAATTGTGGCTGGTACTTATAAGTATAAAGTAGAATTCTTATCAAAAGTAAAATTCAAAGATGCTATGCCTGATGAAAAAACAAAAGGTGAGTCAATAGAATTTACTACTACTTCAATTGAGGGTTCAGTAATGAAAAAATCAAATGGGGAATGGTCTAAAACAAAAACATTCACTACTTATGATGAAGCAAGTGAATATTTAGATAGTTTATTGACTAAAACAGCATAATGATTAAGTGTATAGTTATTAAAAGATTTAATGATAAAGATACAAAAGAATTCTATAAACTTAATAAAGTTTTAGAAGTATCAGAAGAAAGATACGATGAAATCAAAGAGTTTGTAAAACTTTTCGAAGAAACAGTGAAAAAATCTGATAGAAGAAAGGGTAAAGAACTAGAAAAAGAAATCTAGTCTTTACCCTTTTTTAATTTATTTAAAGCAAAAAATAAGGAGGAAAAAGAAGATATGAAAGAAAAAGAAGCAATATTTAATGTAAATGGAAAAGAGTATAAAGCAGTATTTAATCTAAATGTTATGCAAGAAATTCAAAATGAATATGAAACATTTTCTAAATGGGGTGAACTAACAGATGGTAAGAATGGTGAAACTAATATTCAAGCCCTTATATTTGGAATAAAAGCAATGCTAAATGAAGCCATTGATATTGAAAATGAAACATTAGAAAAGAAAAAAGATTATTTTACGCAAAAACAAGTTGGTCGATTAATAACAGATATGGGATTAAAAGAAGCAACACATCAATTAAATCAAACAGTTATTGACTCAACAAAAGATGATACACCAAAAAACGAGTAATCCACGAGGAAGAAGAAAATGAAAAAATTGATTTCTCGTGGTTTTCATTTATAGGGGTCACTAAATTACATTTTACAGAAAAAGAAGTATTTAGGATGACTTTAAGGAAGTTTAACAAATTATGGGAACATTATAAATTTTATTTTGATTTAGAGAAAAAATCAACTTATCAGGAAGCAGAAGAAGCCCAATCAAAAGATGATGAATGGTTATAGGAGGGAGGTAATAATATGGCTAGTTCATTTGGTGGAACAGTAAAGTTGACAGGTGAAAGTGAATATGCTAGTGCTTTGAAGAATATTAATAGTAATTTAAAAGCAGTAAGTAGTGAATTAAAATTTGTTTCAACAGAATTTACTAATAATGGTAATAAAATAGGCGATTTAAGAACAAAAAACGATGCATTAAACAAAAAGTTAATAGAAGAACAAAGTATTGTAAAAACATGTTCAGAAGCCATTAAAGATTTTACTGAACAACAAACAAAAAATAAAAATCAAATAGATAAATTAAAATCTTCAATAGATGCAGAAAAAAATGTATTAGATAAATTAAAAAATAGTACAACTGCAACTAATGAAGAAATAGAAAAACAAGAAAAAGTTGTTGCTGATTTGCAAAAAGAATTAACTAAATCAGAAACTGCTTATGATAGTAATAGCAGAAAAATAAATGATTATAAAGTAAAGTTGAATAATGCCCAAACAGAATGTAGTAATTTAACTAAACAAATTCAAGATAATAATAATATTTTATCTAAAACAAAAGATAATTTTAAAGATAATTCAAAATCTGTAAAAGAATTTGCAACAGAAGAAGAAAAAGCAGGGCAAAACACTTTAACACTTGGTGATTTGATAAAAGGAAATTTAATCAGTGAGGGAATTGTTGCAGGATTTAAAGGTTTAGTAAATAGTGTTAAAGCACTAGGTTCTGCGATGTTAGATGTTGGAAAATCTGCTTTATCTAGTTATAGCGAATATGAACAATTAGTTGGTGGTGTTGATACATTATTTGGTGAAAGTTCTAATACTATTCAAAATTATGCAAATAATGCTTATAAAACTGCTGGATTAAGTGCCAATGAATATATGAGTACAGTCACATCTTTTAGTGCATCATTACTTCAATCATTAAATGGTGATACTGCTAAAAGTGCAGAAGTCGCTGATATGGCAATTACTGATATGGCAGATAATGCAAATAAGATGGGAACATCTATGGATATGATACAAAATGCATATCAAGGATTTGCGAAACAAAATTATACAATGCTAGATAACTTAAAATTAGGTTATGGTGGTACTAAAACAGAAATGGAAAGATTACTTGCTGATGCTTCAAAATTAAGTGGTCAAAAGTATGATATTTCAAATTTAAATGATGTTTATGAAGCAATCCATGTTGTTCAAACAGAAATGGGTATCACTGGTACAACTGCCAAAGAAGCAAGTTCTACAATTGCAGGTGCAACATCATCAATGAAATCTGCATGGCAAAACTTTATGACTGGTTTAGCAGATGGAAACTCTGATATAAGTGGGTTAATTAATAGTTTAGTTGATAGTGTTGTGACAGTGGGTCAAAACATAATGCCTGTTATAAATCAAATAGTTGAAAGTGTTATGAGTGCTTTACCTGAAATATTAAATAAAATAATAGAATACATGCCTAGTTTTTTAGAGCAAGGTGTGAATATTTTAAATAGTTTAATACAGGGAATTCAAACAAATTTACCTGCAATAATGAATGCAGTTATGCAGATTGTGACAACTTTAACATCAACAATATTACAAAATTTACCTACAATCTTACAAATGGGTATTCAGATGATGATTTCATTGGTTCAAGGTATTGCACAACAATTACCAACATTAATACCACAAATGATTGATGCAGTATTAACTATGGTTGATACTTTATTAGCAAATATTGATTTAATAATAGATGCAGGTATTCAGTTATTAGTAGGATTAGCAGATGGTTTAATAGTTGCATTGCCACAACTAATTGATAGAATTCCTGAAATAATAGATAAATTAATAGTTGCAATTACTAATAACTTACCAAAAATAATTGAAGCAGGTATTCAATTAACTATTCAATTAGCAGTTGGATTGGTAAAAGCAATACCTCAATTAGTGGCAAAAATACCTCAAATTATTAGTTCATTGGTAAGTGGAATAGCAAATTATTATTCAAAAATATTTAATATTGGTAAGACATTATTAGGTAAAGTTAAAGATGGTATTGTTAATGGTATTAGTGGAATGAAAGATGTAGGTAAAAATTTAGTTCAAGGATTATGGAATGGTATAAATAATGCAAAAGATTGGGTTTTAGATAAAATAAAAGGATTTGGTAAATCTGTTTTAAATGGAATTAAAAGTTTCTTTGGAATACACAGTCCATCAACTGTATTTAGAGATGAAATTGGTGGTAATTTAGCAAAAGGTATAGGTATAGGATTTACACAAGAAATGCAAGATGTAAATAGTACAATTCAAAGAGCATTACCAACAGATTTTGATTTAACTACCAAAGTAAATGTTAATAAAATTGCAAATACAGGTGCATATAGTGATAATTATGGTGCATATGGTGGCAGAAACACAGTTAATACAGTTGAAAATAATACATTTAATATTTATTCACCAAAAGACTCACCAAGTGAGTATGCAAGGCAAATCAGAAAAGAAATGCAATATCTAAAAATGGTAAATGGAGGTATATAATGGCAAAAACAATAATATGCGAGTCTTATCTAGGGGAAAAGATAACATTTAGTTATAAATTTCCCTTTTTTCTTGAAAGTGTAGATGGTTTACATGAAGTTTTAGGTGTAGTTGCAGGTATGAAAAGTGCTTATGCAATTGGTGAAAGTTATATTGGTACAAGTGTTCAAAAAAGAAACATAATAATCAAAGGTTCTATAAGGGATAATCTAATAGAAAATAGACAAAAACTATATAGAATATTCCCTTTAAAATCAACTGGTACTTTATATTATTATGAAGATGATTTAAAAAGAAAGATTGATTACAAAGTAGAAAGTATAAAGGTAAGTGAAAAAGGCATTTATCGCCAATTTCAAATATCTTTAATTTGTCCAAATCCATATTTTACTGATTTAGAGAAAACTCAATTACAAATGGCAACATGGTCGCCACAATTTAAGTTCTTATTACAAATACCATCTGA